TTTTAGTTCTGAAAGTTTATCTTCAGGCTTCAGGAGATAAAGTATACTACCATAGTTGTAGTATACTTGATGATGTTCTTGGACTTAATGTTTTTAGTCCAGATGAATATGCTGAGTTTGTTTGGTTAAAGGAGTCATTACTCGAGCAGGTATCAGCATACCTCACTTATAAGGTTGATTATACAAGTTCGACTACTAAAGATGTCGAAAGTATGCTTAAGGATTCGTTATTAGCTCTTAACGATTTCAAGGTTCGTGAGGATGAACCTTGCAAATACTAGATTGATTTTAGTAACTGTAATATAAAAATATATTTATTAATCAATTAAAGGAGGAAAATAAAATGAAAGCAGTAGAGACTTATGTAGGTGATTTAGAAAAGGAGGTTATCAAAAATGGGAGACAGTAACAAAAACGCTGAGATGTTTCTCAGTGGGCTGAGCCAGTTACAACCACTGGTTGAAAAGGTTGAAAGTTTGGAGGAGTCTTATAATGCTTCTCAGGAGAAGGTTTTATCTGAAGACCTATTTTGGTCTGAGGATAGAGATGAAGTATATCGTGTTCTTAGAGAGCATGATACAGCATCTTCAGACCTTATAAAAGGTTTGAAGAAGGAATTACAAGAGTTATTAACTCTTGCAGTAACAGTTGAGTTAGATGATACAAATAAGGAGGATAAATAGTATGCGTAGAATGAGTGAGACTTTAAAGTTATTAGGAGTAATTGATGCAGGTATGCATCGTGATTATAAGGCTGATGGTAGCTTTAAAGAGGCAACTTTTGAGTTGTCTGATGGTATCTACCATGTGGATACCGATTTTGCAGTTAGGAGGGAGGACGATACTCTTAGGGGTAGTTCTTATCTTCATATAAGTTTTTGTAAGGGAGGCATTTATCCTCAGGTTCAAATTTGCGGAATGCCTATTAAGGCATACGTCCTTAGCATGATTGCTAAGGATGAGGCAGCCTTTGAATTATATGAGGCTGGTATGGAAATTAACCATATGGTAATTTCCAAGGTCAACCCTAAGATTTTAAATATAGGGTGTAACACTTTCTATGAGAAGGAAGTTGTTATATCAACAGCTCCAAGACAGGAGTTGTCTTACGACCCAGCATATTTGGAGTTCGTAACACGTGGCGAGAATGTTCGTCACGGCAAGTTCATCAAGGAGTATGGACTTTATGATACATATGTATCAGCCTATGACATCGATGAGTTGAGACAGTTGCTTATACCATACAACCCAGACCTGCAAGATGACTGGGTTAGATGGAATAAAGCTACGGTCGAGAAGTTTTATCGAGACCAAGGCGAAACTAAACAGATTCTATTTTGAGGGGGTAGCCCTTCAGTTAAACCCTGAAGATGTTCATTTTATTATAGATGAGGGTAATAATGATGTTAAAACAAATAAGTAAATAATGTTTAAGTTTTATAATAAATAATTCTAGTTTGACCAGCAATGTTAAGTTGCTGGTCTTTTTAAGTTTAAAGATGAGATGAATTATAGCACTCTGTCACTAATAATTAAATAGTAATATAATTATTGACTTCCGTTAATATTTATGTTATAATTAGCTAAAGTAAAGTTATAAGGAGGATAAAACAATGAGTTATTCAAACTTAGTTGAATATGTAAAGATTAGCCCTAACAAGACTTCACCAAGAGACCATAAGATTGATACCATAACAATTCATTGTATGGAAGGTAATCTTACAATTGAGACCTGTGCCAATGTGTTTGCACCGTCTGAAAGACAGGCATCTAGTAATTATGGTGTTGGCACTGATGGTAGAGTTGGTTGCTATGTCGAGGAGGAAGACCGCTCATGGTGTAGCTCTAATCGTGCTAACGATATGAGGGCTATTACTATTGAAGTTGCCAATGATGATGGTGCTGATACAGGTTGGCATGTTTCAGGGGTAGCAATGAAGTCTTTAATAGACTTATGTGCTGATATTTGTAGAAGAAATAATATCAGCCAGTTAAAGTGGTCTGATAGTAAAGATGACCGTATCAACCATAGAAACGGTTGTAATATGACGGTTCATAGGGATTATGCTAATAAGTCTTGTCCAGGTGACTATTTAATGTCAAAGATGTCTTATATAGCAGATGAGGTAAATAAATTGTTAGGTTCTTCTGATTCAGGGGTAGTTCCTAGCACTCCTAGCACTCCTACACCTAATAAGACTCTTGATGAAATTGCTCAGGAGGTTATTAGAGGTGACTGGGGAAACGGTTCTGAGCGTAAAGAACGATTAGAGGCAGCTGGTTATGTTTACTCAGTTGTTCAGGGTAAAGTAAATGAGTTACTTTCAGGGGGTAGCAGTTCTGATAGTTCTCCTGAGCCAGAGCCTACACCAGCACCTGCACCTAGCTTATCTATTGATGAAGTTGCCCAGGCTGTAATCAGAGGTGATTATGGAAACGGTTCTGAGCGTAGGGAAAAGCTTGAAGCTGAGGGTTACAATTACTCAGAGATTCAGTCTAGGGTTAATGAGTTATGTGGGCAGAGTGGTTCAGTCAGCTCAACACCTAGTAAGTCTGTCGATGAATTAGCTAGAGAGGTTATACGAGGTGATTGGGGAAACGGAAGTGACCGTAAATCTCGTCTTGAGGCAGCAGGCTACAATTATCGAGAGATTCAAAATCGTGTAAATGAATTATTAAAGTAATGAGTAGCCTATGTATAATTGGGAGTTAAATAATTACTTTCAAAGTGTAGATTACAAATTCAATAATTTTTACGATTTTGAATGTATCAGGGGTAGTTCTCCTCAAGTTAGGTTTAATTTAGCCTATGAGAATGACTATGAAACCTGTTTAAATGTATTCACTGATGATACAGACTACAATTGGCTTATTCATATACTTAAGCAAAATAAATAGTTGAGAGTAAACAGAGGATAAAGGCATCCATACAGGGGTAGCTTTTATCCTCTTTCTAGTTAGGAGGAGTAATTATGGCAAAGCAGGTATGTTGGACTAAGAAGATAGTTGAAACTTTTATTGATGAAGCTTGTTTAACTAAAGAGGAGCAGGATATACTTCGCACAAGAGTTGCAGGTCTTACAATATCAGAACAGGCTGAAAGATTTAATATTTCAATAGGTAAGGTTAATAGGATTATTAAGAGATTAAAATGGAAATATGATAATGTTCAAAAATACTGTAAAGACTTACCACTTCGCAAAGAGAGTGCAGTAGAGTTATTTATGGACAGTCATTAGAATGATATTTATTTGATAGTTTATAGTTATTTATTTTGTATTAAAGTGTTAATATATTGGTATAAATAGGAGAGTTAAGTGATATTGCTTAACTCTCTTATTTTTGTTATACTAGGGGTAGATGAAGAGGTTCTTAGGAGGTTATTTTCCAATGTTTAATAATTTTCAGCAAAATCCGAGTTTTAATAACTATTTACCATATAATAGTTATACTGCCAATTTAGCTCAGCAAAATGCAAACTTTAATAATCAAAATTTTCAGGCTCAAACAAATATAACCTTTGTCAATGGTATGGAAGGTGCTAAGGCTTTTCAGCTTAGACCGAACAGTAATGTATTGCTGATGGACTCTGATAACTCTAAGTTTTATGTAAAAAGCACAGATAATCTTGGTATTGCGAATATTAAAACGTATAGCTTTATTGAGGATAAAAATTTACCAGTTGAAAATGTATCTGCAAATCAACTGAACAATACTGGCGAACAAAATACGAAGTTATATGATGAGATGAAAAATAAAATCGATGAGTTAGAAACTAAAGTTGATGAATTACAAAGTAAGTTGAATGAGGTTCTATAAGTTAGGAGGTATTGTAAGATGTCAAATCCATTATTAAGTCTTTCAGGGGTAGTTAATCAAAGACCAAAAAATATTGTAGAGCAGTTTAGAGATTTCAGGGGTAGTTTCAAAGGAGACCCACAAGCTAGAATTAATGAATTGTTAGCTAGTGGAAAAATCACTCAGGCACAGTTAAATCAAGCGACTGAGTTAGCAAATGTGATTAAAGGGATGATGAAAAAATGATTGAAATCGTCTTTGTAATAGTCAGTTACATAATGTGTATCAATTCAGTTTATGAATTTGATAATAAATAATATTTTATAAGGAGGTATCCATATGATGGATTCAGGTTTAAGTGCAGGAGATATTCTTGCTCTTGCAAAAGATAATGATGGTTTCCTTGAGGGTAATGGTATCATTATTTTAATTTTATTCTTCTTAATCTTTGGTTTTGGTGGTGGAGATTTTGGTGCAAATCGTGCAGTAGAGTCTTATGCTACACAGGAGGATATTGTCAATGGTTTCAATTTTAACCAGTTAGATAACGGTATCAGGGGTATCCAGAACGGCATATGCGATTTAGGTTATGCTAGTTTAAACCAGACTAATCAGTTATCCGCACAAATTGCACAGAATGGTTTCAATGCCCAGCAGTGTTGCTGTGAAACAAATCGTAATATTGATGCTACTCGTTATGAGAATGCTAAAAATACTTGTGATATTACTACTGCAATCCATAATGAGGGTGAGCAGACTCGAGCTCTTATTACTGCAAATGTAATGCAGGAACTTCGTGACCAGAATACTGCTTATCAGCTTCAGTTAAGTAATCAAGCACAGTCAGCTAACCTTATCAATCAGTTAAGACCATTTCCTATTCCTGCTTATATTACATGTAGTCCTTACGAGGCTAATAGTGCAGGTTATGGATATAGTTATAACGGTTGTAGATGCGGTGCTGTGTAGTGTAGTTTAAGTATAGAAGTCATATTCGACTCAAATATTTCCATCCAATCAGGGGTAGATATTGAGTCTACCCCTATTCTATTATTAGGAGGTTATTTATTATGTTAGAAGTTTATACTGAAAATTCTAGTGGTATTGCTACATTAGTAGATGAGGCTATCATATTCAATAATAAAGTATTACAAACAGGTTGCACTGCTACTGCTAATATGCCTACGAATACGGTCAGATTGAACAGGGCGGGTTTTTATTCTGTTCATCTTGATGCTGTAATTGCGAATAATACTGCTGAGGAAGGTCTTGTAGGTATTCAGTTGTATAACAATAATGATGAGGTATCAAATGCTTATACTGCTCAGACATCTACTGGAAATACTAATCTTGTTTCTGTGGGTTTTGATGCTATCGTTCAGGTTCGACCAAGTTGTGCTGTAATTAATAATACTGCTAACTTACAGTTTAAAGTTGCAAATAATAATGCTATGGTATACTTTGCTAATGTTGTAGTTACTAAAATTGCTTAATATTTGGAGGGGTAGTTATGCATGATATTAAATCTATGGTTCTTAAGGAATTGGAAAATTTTGAAGTTATTGGTATTACAATGAAGAACTTATCGACTCTTGGTGCTTTAATTGATATTTACAAGGATATTTGTAATATTGAATATTGGAAGTCTAAAGTTGAGCATTATAAAGATGAAGATGATACTACGAACAATATTGGTCAGCTTATGAGATTGAGTGAGCAGTTAAAGACTACAGATAGTGCTTCTGTTCAGGCTGATTACAATAAATTGGTCATTGAATTATTAAATAAAGCTAGTGATATTCGTAATGCTTTGAAGTCTGCTAAAATGAGTAGTCAGGATACTGAAAAATATAATATGATTTTCAAATAAGATGATTTTATTGTATTAGGGGTAGTTATATCGGTTGTTGCCTATTTAAGGTGATGACCGATATTTTTTATTGTCTATAAGTTTTTAGTTTAGTTTTGGTATAATATTTGTTAGGTGTATGTCAAGTTATATAATTTAAATCTATTATAAGACTTGACATCTCTTGAGTTTTAGTGTATAATATGAGTTGAAATAGGACTAAATATCTTCAATTTGTATCAAATTGTTCCAATATGTATTATTTTGTCCAATATTGTTCGTCTTTGACCGATACTGTTCAATTTCTTTAGTCTTACATTTCATTAATATCATATTTAAACTACGAACATTATGTGTAGATATTGAATATACTTGTGAAAGGAGTAAATATTATATGGCTAAATTAAGAAACGCTCGTATGGAAAAGTTTTGCCAGTTTATGGCTAGAGAAGGTTGCGACCCATCAGAGGCTTGTTTTAAAGCAGGTTACGGGGTAGATGCTCATCCTCGTTGTGATTCATATCACGCTATGCAGGGTTCAAGACTTATGTGTCGTAAAGATGTAGTTTTCCGTATTCAGGAAATTCGTGATGGTGTTTGTATTGAGGAGAAAGATAAACGTGAGACTATGATTGAGCGTTTATATAAGATTATCAATTATAACCCAGCAAAATATATGCAGGTATATCAGACTTGTCTTGAAAATGGTAGAACTGTTCAGGATACAATAATCAAGAAAGACTTTACAGACTTTACAAAGTGGGATGAAGAAGATTTATCTATGATAGACCATTTTGATAGTAGGACTGGAAACCCTGTATTTATGGATAAAAAATGGGCATTTGAAAAACTATTAAAGATTCTTCAGCTTGACGGTTCTGATAGAGGGGTAGATATTCAGGATATTCTTTCTCTATTCTCATCTGCTGGTTTAAGACTTGGAAAACCTGAGGATGTTCAGGCTATGTTACAAGAATCTGATGAGTCAAATGTAGAAGAT